TTTAAGCAACGGTGATTTGAATTTAAGCATAACCATTTGTGCATCTTCCAACATCTGTTGGGCAATCCATAACTTCAGACCAGTGTTTGCAGACTTCATCAAAGCATTGTATGTATTGAAATCGAAAGTATTTTGTGTAGCCATTTTAAATCTCCTTAAGTTAAAATTAATTCCGCAGCGCTGTGCTGCGAGGACTAAGGAGGCCTGACGAACAGGCACGAGTGCAAGAGACCGTGGAATAAATAGTGGAGCGCAGCGAAACGGTTTATGCCGCGAAAGCTCTTGTCACGAGTGACCGGCAGGACTACAGTCCGATAGCTAAGCACGAGCGGAGGATTAATATTGACTTGTTTTTAGGAGATTTAGCTACCAAAATGCATAGATTTTATACACAATTATGGATGAATAAACTAGCAAATATTGGGATGAATATGATTGCTATAAAATATATTTATTATCAAATGGTTATGTTTAATTTAAATATATTGTATGGGATATAATTAGTGGGATAGAAAGAGAGGAAGAGAGAGGAGTAAAGTGTACCACACTAATCACATACATCATATTGTCCTAGTAATGGATCAATAATAATTGTCTATAGGGGGGGATACCATCACTAATGTTGGATATTATTGGTGAATCACAATCTATACATGAGAGGGTAAAATAGAGGGGATATTGATTACTGGATTATTCACATCACGAAAGTGAGTGTAACGAACAAGAGTGACTGAATCATATGCTCAGAGTAGATCACTCTTCGCATAGCGAAGCTACTAAGGGGAGTAGAAATAAATTACTTGACAAATGATTAAAAATATGATACAATATTTGTATTAACAAAAATAATTTAAAACAAATACTGTTAATATTAAATAACAAGAAAGAAAAAAAAAACAAATATTGTTAATATCTATCGAGGGATAGTGTATCTACAGTAGATCGACTCTTGAATTCCTCTTCAAATAATACTTGACAAATCCATTCTTCTGTGTTATAATAGTCTTATAACTCCTCTTTATAAGATAAAGTTTAGCGAAAGAATTGAGTCACTTATGGCTGGAAGAAGATCAATAGAAGAAACTAATCGTATCCGAGCTTCACTCGGTTTAGCAGTTGTTCCTAAAAAGAAACCTAAGAGTAATGCTATTCTCCCTCAGGAGAAGAAAGCTAGATCTCAACAGATCTTAGCTGAGATGCTTACCAAGAAGAGTAAGGCTGTAGTCCAGAAGGTTATGGATAAAGCTCTGGATGACAATGATGAAGATCAGCTTGCTTGTCTTAAAATGTGTATGGATCGTATGATCCCTGCATCTTACTTCGAGAAAGATAAGGCTGGTGGTAGCAAGGGTGTTACCATTCAAATTGTTGGTGTCGGTGAAACTAAGATAAACGAAACAGAAGACTACATAGAAGGTGAAGTCATAGAAGATGGCGGACAAGAGTAAGTTTACTCCTTTTGCAATAATCACTAAACCTTTTAGACAGGTTAGGGATTTAATTATGCTTCCAGTAGAAGGTCCTGAGTTAGCAGGACGAGCTGAACAAGCAGCTAAAGCTAAATATAAAAGTAATGAACAATGGCTAGGCGAAGGAGATGCTTTCCGTCATATGGCATGGCAAGCACTCATGACTCAGAAGTATGGACGTATTCCTGCAGCATTAGTAGGTTATGCTCATGAGCTAGGACTTGGAGGTCAATTTGGTAATCCAGACCAGACAGCTAAAGAAGAAGAAATGGACTTAGCTAACAATGCTCTAGGTAGGGAGATAGGCTCTAAATATGATAATGTTGATGATATGATGAAAGCATTAGAGGAAGCTATTGCTACTCGCAGGGCTCAATACTTAGATGCTAACCAGCGAAGAGGTTATAAACATATGTTGTTTAACAATCAGTTACCTGAGGATACTCAAAACTATTAATGGCTAATTTACAAGTTAAGTTACACGAAAAGCAATTAGAAATATTCAATGATCCACATCGATTTAAAGTAGTAGCAGCTGGTCGTCGATTTGGTAAGTCCCGCCTAGCAGCATGGACTCTAATCATTGAAGCACTGAAGAGTCAAGAGAAAGATGTTTTCTATGTGGCTCCTACTTATCAACAAGCTAGGGATATTCTCTGGTCTTTGTTAAAAGAGATAGGACATGAGGTGATAGCCTCTGCACATGAGAACACCTCTGTATTAACTCTTATTAACGGTAGGAAGATCTACCTTAAAGGTTCAGATAGACCTGACACACTTCGTGGTGTTGGTCTTGCTTATGTAGTTATTGACGAATATGCTGACATGAAACCTCAGGTATTCGAGCAGATCTTACGACCTGCACTAGCTGACGTACAAGGTGGTGCTTTATTTATTGGGACACCTAAGGGACGTAATCACTTCTATGAACTGTTTAAGTTTGCAGAAGCAGAGAAAGATCCTCAATGGGCATCCTTCCATTATACGTCGTATGATAACCCTCTGTTACCTCAATCTGAAATTGAGGCTGCTAAGAACTCTATGTCTAGCTTTGCATTTAGACAGGAGTTTATGGCTTCCTTCGAAGCAGCTAGCCGAGATCTATTCAAAGAAGAATGGATACAGATGGAAGAAGAGGAGCCTTATGATGGTAGATATTTTATTGCTGTTGACCTTGCTGGTTTCATTAATGTAGATAAAGAGTCAGGTAACAAGAACAAGAAGCTTGACGAAACTGCAATTGCTGTAGTTAAAGTACATGAGGAAGGTTGGTGGGTAGCTGACATCCTACATGGTAGATGGGATATCAAAGAGACCTGTGAACAGATCATGAGAGCTGTTATGAAGTATGAGCCTGTTGCAGTAGGTATTGAGAAGGGATCACTAAAGAATGCTGCTTTGCCTTATCTTAATGATCTTATGCGGAGGCATAATCATTATTTCCGCATTGATGATGTAACCCACGGAAACCAAAAGAAAACTGACCGTATTGTCTGGGCCTTACAGGGCCGCTTTGAACATGGTAAAGTTTCTTTGAACTATGGAGATTGGAACAATGAGTTTATTGATCAGCTTGTTAACTTCCCTAACTCTCAGCTCCATGATGACTTGGTCGATGCACTTGCGTACATTGATCAGATCCAAATTGTAGAATATTTCCACGATTATGTGGAAGAAGAGTATGAACCTTTAGACGCAACCACAGGATATTAATATGCAGAACAGACTAGTCGATTGGGTAAACGAGTATCTCTCCGAGTGGAGACGTCATCGTGATGATAACTACTTAGAAGATTGGAAAGAATACGAAAGACTCTGGCGAGGTATATGGGCACCAGAGGATAACACACGTTTATCTGAACGTAGTCGTGTAACTTCTCCAGCTTTACAACAAGCTATTGAGAATCACACAGCTGAAATTGAAGAAGCAGTGTTTGGGCAAGGTGATCATCTATTTGATATTGAAGATGATATGAAGGATCCTGATCCAACAGACGTACAATACGTCAAGAACTACATGAAAGAATGCTTTAAGAAGAATAAACTTCGTAAATCTGTGGGCGATATTATTCTTCTTGGTGCTATTTATGGTACAGGTGTAGGGGAACTCTTCGTTAAAAAGACTAAAGTTCTAACTCCAGCTACACAAAACATGGAAGATCTTGGTGTTGTTGCTGTAGGTGTAGAAGAAAAAGAAAAAGTTTCTGTATATCTTAAGCCAATTAACCCACAAAACTTTATCATTGACCCTAATGCTACCTCTGTTGAGGAAGCAATGGGTGTTGCTATTGAAGAATTTGTACCAGCTCACGTCATTGCACAGAAAATTAAAGAAGGTGTCTACAAAGATCCTACAGATTTAGAGGATGATGCTACACCAAATGAGAATCTTGAGGCTTCTTGGGCAGATCAAGAGTACAATGATGACAAGATTCGTGTAGTTCGCTACTATGGCTTGGTTCCTGCCAAACTTTTAGACTCACAAGGTGAGGATGAAGTAGTAGATCTCTTCAAGAAAGAGAAGAAAGAAGAAGAAGTTTCAGAACTTGTAGAAGAATATGGTGATATGGTAGAGGCTATTGTAGTTATCGGTAACGATAAACTATTGAAAGCTGAGAAATCTCCATACATGATGCAAGATCGTCCAGTTGTTGCATACCAAAACGACACAGTACCTAACCGTTTCTGGGGTCGTGGTGTAGCCGAGAAGGGTTACAACATGCAGAAGATGATTGACGCACAGTTGCGTAGCTATATGGACGGTTTGGCTCTAACATCTGTACCAATGATGGCTATGGATGCCACCCGCCTACCACGAGGCAGTAAGTTTGAAGTAAGACCGGGCAAAACAATCTTGACAAATGGTAATCCCGGTGAGATCTTGATGCCATTCAAGTTTGGTAACACAGATACAGCTAACATTGAGACAGCTGCACGCTTTGAGCAGATGTTACTACAGGCTACAGGCACAATTGATACATCCTTAATGCAGACTCCACCTGAAGGTGGTGGTCAGATTAGCTTATCTTTATCTGGTATTATCAAGAAGAACAAACGTACACTAGTAAACTTCCAAGAACAGTTTTTAATTCCATTTATTGAGAAGGCCGCTTGGAGATTCATGCAGTATGATCCTGAAAACTTCCCTGTTGCAGACTACAACTTTGTACCTACTGGTACTTTAGGTATGTTAGCTCGTGAAGTAGAACAGCTACAACTTATTAACTTGTTGAAGACATTAGGTGCTGATACACCAATCACTCCAATCTTGTTGATGGGTGTTATCCAGAATAGCTCCCTGCCTAACAAGGTAGAGTTGATGCAGCAAATGCAACAAGCAATGCAACCAGATCCACAAGCACAACAAGTTGTGCAGATGGGTCAGATGTTGCAGATGAAAGTAGTAGAGGCACAGGCTAATGACTTGAATGCCTCAGCTATGGAGAAACAGGCTAGAGCACAGAAGACAGCAGTAGAAGCTCAGTTAGCACCTGAGGAAACCAAAGCTAAGATTATGACTGCTGTTACTACTAACATGTCAGAAACACCTGATGACAAAGTATTTAAACAACGTGTTGAACTATCTAAACTCTTACTGAAAGAGAAAGACTTAGATATGAAAGCTGCAGATGCAGCACAAAACAAAGAGATTGTCAAGATGCAAATGAAAAATCGCTTGACAAAAATGTAGTCTTGTGATATAATGATTATATTAGTACCACTATTATAACATACTTTTGAAAAGGATGCAATAGTTTGGACAGAGAATTACAAGATTATTATGAAGATCGTTTTGCAATGATGGGTAGTAAGGGTTGGAAAGATTTAATTGATGACGTCCAAGCCTTACATGACTCATATGATAAAGTAAATTCAATAGCTAGTCCCGATGATTTTTATTTTCGTAAGGGACAATTAGATATCCTCCAATGGATTCTGAGTCTTAAGGCTGTATCAGAGCAAACCTATGAGGAGTTAAAGAATGAAGAGACTGTATGACTTTAGATGTGAACCTTGTGATTTAGTCACTGAGGAATACACTGAATATAAGACAACCTCTACATGTCCTTCTTGTGGTAAGGAAACCCATAAACTTATAGGTACACCTACCGTAGTACTTGAAGGAGTTACAGGAGCATTCCCCGGAGCGGCTGCACGATGGGCAAAAATGCATAGACAACGCAGCAATTAAAGAGATTAAACCTGCCACACGTTTAGTCCCTTTCCTATAATGCTATATAGCACAGGAGAAATAATATGGCAAAAGTACTAGATGACGTTTTAGAAGACACAACTCAGACGGATTCAATTGACGATATGGAGGCTAAGTTAGCCCAAACCGACGATCAAGATCCAGAACCCAAACCTGAGGATGATCTACCAGAGAAGTACAAAGGTAAGTCTGTTAAAGATATTATTGCAATGCACCAAGAAGCTGAAAAGTTAATTGGTAAGCAAGGGTCTGAAGTAGGCGAACTGCGTAAAGTGGTAGATGATTTTATCAAAACGCAAACATCGAAAGACTTAAAGACAAAAGAAGAGGAACAGATTGATGATCTGGATTTCTTTGCAGATCCTAAGTCTACTATCGAAAAAGCAATTGACAACCATCCTTCCATCAAGGAAGCAAAAACAGCAGCAAAAGAACTTAAGCGTGTAGAAACAGTTACACGAATTGAAAAAGAGTTTCCTGATGTAGCTGAAATTGTACAGGATGCCCAATTCATTGAGTGGATTAAGGGTTCAAAGGTTCGTACAGAATTGTTTGTTAAAGCAGAAACAGAATTTGATTTTGATTCAGCTAAAGAACTTCTGTCAACTTGGAAAGAAAAGAAAGAGCTATCAAAGAAAGCAGTAGAGACTTCTAAAGCAGATCGAGAGCTTCAGCTCAAAGCTGCAGATGTAAGTACCCTTAATGCTTCAGAGTCTGTTTCTAAAAAGAAATATCGTCGAAGCGATATTATTAAACTAATGCAAACTGATCCAGACCGTTATGACGCACTAGCAGAAGAAATTATGTTAGCATATCGGGAGGGTCGAGTCGTATAACATTTTAGAAAAGGAAATTAATCATGGCTTTAGGCTCAACTCATGTAACCAATACTACAGCAGCAACCTTTATTCCAGAAATTTGGAGTGACGAGATTGTTGCTGCTTATAAGAAAAATCTTGTAGCAGCTAACCTGTTCAAGAAAATGTCTTTTACTGGTAAGAAAGGTGACACAGTTCACATTCCTAGCCCAGCTCGTGGCACTGCTTCTTTAAAGGCAGCAGAAACACAAGTTAATTTGATTGCTGCAACTGAAGGTGAAGTAGTTGTTAACATTGACAAACACTACGAATACTCACGTTTGATTGAGGATATCACTGAAGTTCAAGCATTGAACTCCTTGCGTCGTTTCTATACAGATGACGCTGGTTATGCTTTGGCTAAACAAGTTGATAGCTCCTTGATCCAATTGGGTCGTGGTTTCAACGGTGGTAACGCAGCTAACGCTAACTACGCTGGTGCATTCATCGGTGGTGATGGTACTACTGCTTACAACTCTGGTACACCAAATGCTACTGCTTTGACAGACGCAGCTATCCGTCGTACAATCCAACGTTTGGATGACAACGATGTTC